AACAGGAAGACCCCAGCACCATCATGCAAATCGTGAACAGCGCTCTCAATATCAGCAAACGCCGTTCCGCACTCTATGGAATAGACGCACCTCGCCAAGTTGAACTCACAGGGGCAGATGGCGGAGCTTTGGAAACCGATATCGGGCAGATGTTGAGGGAAAGACTGGCACGACTTGAAGAAACCAACCGCCCAGAGATTGAAAGATGAAATTTTATTTAGGCACTCATCTTCCTCAATGGCTACATAGGTTGGAAGACATACCGTTGTTTGTATCTCATAGAATACTGAAAAAATACAAAACGCTGATACCGGCAACAACAGACTGGTGTCTAGACAGTGGCGGCTTTACTGAACTAAGCATGTTCAATGGTTGGCAAACAACACCATACGAATACGTCAAAGCAATACGCAGATACACAGACGAAATAGGACGCTTGCAATGGGCAAGCCCACAAGACTGGATGTGCGAACCATTCATGAACGAGAAAACAGGACTGACAGTAAAACAGCACCAACTAAAAACAGTGACAAACTATTTAGAACTACGATACATTGCTGACGATCTACCGATCATTCCAGTGCTTCAAGGTTGGACATTAGACGACTACCTACACTGTGTTGATATGTACGAAACAGCAGGCATAAATCTAGAAGCATACGAAACAGTAGGCATAGGCTCAGTATGTCGCAGACAAGCAACAGGCGAAGCAGAAAACATCGTTTACCGACTACAACCAATAAAACTACACGGCTTCGGCATGAAAACAACAGCAGTGCACCGCTTCGGACACCTACTCAAATCATCAGACAGCATGGCATGGTCGTTCGGTGGCAGAATGCAACCAGACGAAACATGCCCAAAGAAATCATGCGCCAACTGCTTACACTACGCACTCGAATGGCGTGACAAAGTACTGAACCCATCACAGCCGACACTGTTTGCAGCAATGGCATGAGCGAAGAATCAGTCATCTCACGCCTTCTAGCGCTAGATCCAAACTGGTACACGGACCTCACAGAAGAACAACAACGACAAGCCATGTGGGACTGGACACTATGGGCAAGACCGAAACAACTCGCACCAGAAGGCGACTGGCGTGTCTGGCTTATACTCGCAGGACGTGGCTTCGGAAAGACAAGAAGCGGAGCGGAATGGGTACGACAGAAAGTCCAACAGGGGCAAGCAAACAGAATCGCTCTCGTTGGAGCTACCGCAGCTGATGTTCGGGACACTATGGTCGAAGGCGAATCAGGACTCCTACGCATCTTCCCAGCAGGCGAACGCCCTCGATATGAACCATCGAAACGGCGCATCACATTCCATAACGGAGCGAAGGCAACAACCTTTTCCGCAGATGAACCGGACCGACTCAGAGGACCAAACCATGATCTGGCGTGGTGTGATGAGATAGCAGCGTGGCGATACCCAGATGCGTGGGACCAACTCATATTCGGTTTGCGTATCGGTAAAGACCCAAGACTCGTAGCAACAACCACCCCAAGACCAACAAAGCTCATACGACAACTCGTAGACCGTCCAGATGTTGCAGTCACCAGAGGAAGCACGTTCGAGAACAAAGCAAACCTTGCCCCAACATTCCTCGAAGAAGTCATGAACAGATACGAAGGAACCCGACTGGGACGACAAGAACTCTACGCCGAAATCTTGGATGATGTAGAAGGCGCTTTATGGAACAGGCAACTGATCGAGAATGCAAGAGTGAACGCATACCCCGATCTGGTCCGAATCGTTGTTGGCGTAGACCCAGCCATCTCCAGTCACGAAACAAGTGCAGAAACAGGAATCGTAGCAGTAGGAATAGACCAAAACGGTTACGGCTACGTCTTAGATGACCGAAGCGTGAAGGGTTCCCCAGTTGAATGGGCGAACGCAGCGATAGCCCTCTACCACAGATGTTCCGCTGACCGTATCGTGGTCGAAGCTAATCAAGGCGGAGATATGGTGCGCCACACTTTGCAAACAGTAGAATCCCAGATACCGATTAAGATGGTGCATGCGACTCGTGGCAAGCGAACAAGAGCGGAACCAGTCTCAGCGTTATACGAGCAGGGCAAAGTCTTCCATGTCGGAGCGTTCCCCACTCTTGAAGATCAAATGTGTTCATGGACACCAGACTCAGCGTCCCCTGACCGCTTAGATGCTCTGGTTTGGGCAGTAACTGAACTCATGATTGGAGCAGGGCAACCGCCAACAGTTGTTCCTTTTGGCGCAACGCAAGCATCTCACTGGGAAATAAGTTAAAGTAAGAGTGGGTGAAATGATGGAAAAACAAGCACGACCAACATCGACTGACTTCATGGAGATAGGTTCTTCTGGTTTAGTTCAGTACGGCGGACGAGTAGAAGAAGACTTCCTCCGCCAATTACAGGGCAAGCGTGGCTACGCCATCTACCGTGAAATGGCAGAGAACCACCCAGTCATCGGTGGCATCTTGCAAGCAATAGAAATGCTATTCCGTTCAGTGGACTGGACGGTGGAACCATCAGACAAAGACAACCAAGCCTCAATCGATGAAGCCGAATTCGTGGCTGGCTGCTTGAATGACATGTCGATAACGTGGCAGGACACGATCAGTAACATTCTCTCAATGTTGGTATATGGCTTCTCTTACAATGAAATCGTTTACAAGCGCAGGCAGGGACACGCAGAGGACGGCACAAGTTCAGCGTTCAACGATGGACGCATCGGATGGCGCAAACTACCAGTCCGGTCACAAGACACCGTGTACGAATGGAAGTTCGACAAGAACGGCGGAATCGAAGGCATGACCCAAATGAATCCAATAGCCGGAACTGGTCCAGTGTTCATACCTATCGAGAAGGCGCTCCTGTTCAGGACAACCTCAAAACTCAACAACCCAAAGGGCAGGAGTTGTTTGCGATCAGCGTACACAAGTTGGTATTACCAAAAGCGCATAACCACCATTGAAGCGATAGGCATCGAGCGAGATCTTGCAGGACTGCCAGTTGCGTTTGTCCCACCGCAACTCCTTTCGGATAACGCCACCTCGCAGGAAAGCGCAGCACTCAACGAAATCAAAAAGATTGTTCGTAATATCAGAAGGGACGAACAGGAAGGTTTGGTATTTCCGTTAGCTTACGATCCGGAGACAGGACAGAAAGCTTACGACATACAACTCCTCAATACCGGAGGAAAGCGACAGTTCGACACGAACGCAATCATAAACCGATACGACCAACGCATCGCAATGAGCATCCTCGCCGACTTCATACTTCTAGGGCATGAGAAGATCGGCACGCAAGCCCTCTCAGTTTCAAAGATAGAACTCTTCATGGACACCATCGAAGCGTGGCTCGCAGGCATAGCGGACGTGTTCAACCACTACGCAATCCCCAGACTAATGAGACTCAACGGAATTAGCGATGAACTCTTTCCCACTCTACAGTTCAGCGCACCAAGAGATCCAGACATAGGAATACTTGGCGACTATGTTTCCAAACTCACCGCATCAGGAGCGATGCTCCCAGACGATGACCTCTCCGACTATCTAAGAACTCTCGCAGGACTACCAATCGAAGAAGCCGAAGAAGTCCAGTAATGACCGTCAAGGTCGCATGGGTGCAGAAGAAACGTGGCGACAATCACCTCCCACGATTTAGACCAACAGACTCGGACGCTTTAGATGCCAAAGAGAAACGCATCAACGATGCCATCCTCGAAACAATGGGCAAAGTCCCAGAAGACTTCTACCGCCGGTACATCTTCAATGAAGTCAACGAAGCAAGAGCGCTCGAAAGACTCATCGAAGAACTCACACCAGAGCAGGACAAGATCGCCGTTGCTATCTTCGCCGTGTACGTTCAAGCAGCAGACGACATGGCACACCGGCTCCGAGATAGCATCAACCGTGAACTCCGCCGACTGAAATCAAATGCACGACTACAGGGAAGCAGAGAAACAAACAAAGCGTTCGACAATTTATTCTGGGAACCATTCACCTACGATCCAACCATTCCACCGCTTCAATTATTCAACCAACAACCACCAGACATGGCAGGCAAAGTCTTCGCACGATTCAGGGCAGGCGAAATTATCAGCTCAGTAGCGTCAGATGTGCAAGCCAACATCGAAGCAATTATAGCGGAGGGCTTCACAGCGCAACAAACATTCACCACCGGCAGAACCGTAACCGGACTCACCCCAGAACAAACAGCACGCCGACTCTTTGGAATACTTCAACAAGCGTCCCCAGTGCCTATCACCGGCGCTGATTACGCAGCTCAAGTCGTGCCATACACGAACGGACTGTTCCCAAGATGGGCGGTAGCTGTAGACCGAAGCATGAACTCATACGCCAACCGGCTCGCCAATCAAGGCATCGACCCGAAAGAGATTGAACGCAGAACAAAGGGACACGGCGAACGATACGGAAACAAACTCCGAAGGGCAAGAGCGAGAATGATTGCAAGAACCGAAGTCGCCTACGCACAGAACCAAGCCATGTACGACACCATGCTTTCAGCGCAGAACGATGGACTGGTCGGCACGCAAACTCTCAAAGAGTGGGTAACAGGACCACTGGATGTTTGCGACATCTGCACACCGATGGGCGGAAAGAGAGTTCCACTGAAGCAGAACTTTGCATGGCAGGGCGGTCAAGGATTGTACCCACCGGCGCATCCTAACTGCCGTTGCTACACAGATATGATTCCGCAGTACACGCAACCACCGACTCGACTGGGAACAGGACAGACCGGCGATCCGTACCGCTACCAGTTTCCTGATGGTTGGCAGATAGGCGTGCCGGTAAACTAAACAACCCAAGTACGGTTCGGGTCTTCGTTCGGGCGTAGATTCTTCGCACCTCTTGGTCGAAGGTATCTGACGTTGCCGTTCTTGAAACACTCTCGCAATTCTTTCTTTGCATCAGCGCCGAACGCCATGCCGACTAGGTTCAAGTAGATCGAGCAGAACTGCCAACCGTGTCCCTGATGAAA